AGCTTCCGCCCATCTAGGCCGACGAGGTACTTCTTCGTCTTCGCCCGCTCCTGCATGGTCTCGACCAGCTTCTGGAACGCAGGGTGTGCCTTGTAGAAGCGGTAGCGCACCTCGGCACCCTCGCGCCTCGAGCCACCTACGGCCTCACCCAGCATCTGGTCACCGCCGCCGTAGATCAGGGCGAACTGCACAACCTTGGCCTGGGGTCGGCTGATGCCCAGCTTGTCGGCGTTCTCTTGGTGCGGGTCCCCGTCCTCGCACATGCGAGCGAAGCGACCATCGTCCCAGTAGGCCATGGCGTGCGCGAGGAGCCGCAGCTCTGCGCCGGCGAGGTCAGTGCCCACCAGCTTGTACCCAGTGGGCACCGTCCACAGCGCCCGCATCTCAGCCCCGTAGGTGCTGCCAAGGTTCGGGCACTGGCTGATGTTGGGGGAGTGGTGCGCCATCCGATGGCTGATGGTGGCGCCGCAGGTGATGAACTTGCCGTGGATGCGGTCATCGTCCTGCACCAGACCCAGCCAGGAGTTCTGCCCCTCGGCCAGTTGGCCCAGGCGCTTCTGCACCAGCAGGTACTCCTTGAGCGCACCAGCCTCGCAGTACTCGGACTCGAGCTCCTCGAGGATCGTCTCGCTGATCTTGGGGCGCCCTTCGCTGGTGAACTCCTTGGGCTCCCAGCCTCGAGCTTGGAACCGCTCCGCGATCTGCGTGCGGCTGCCGGGGTTGAAGGGCACCAGCTTCGTCTTGGTCTTGAGCTGGACCTCCTTGGGCGGGAAGAGCTCCTGAAGCTCCGACTCCAGTTGATCCTTCGAGGCGAGCAGCCGGCAGTAGAGCTTGTCGGCCTCCTTGCGGTTGAAGTACCAGCCGCGGTCAGTAGCAGCCAGCATCATGTCGTGAGTCTGGTGCTCGAGTTCGACGGCCTCCTCAGGCACCTCCTGCTTCTCGAACTCCTGATACAGGCGGTAGGTCACCTCGACATCCCGCATGCAGTAGTCCTCCATCTCCTGGGTCCACTTCTGCCACGGGTTCTCCATCCCCTCGCCGTACTCGTACTTGGGGAAGCCGAGGCGCAGGCCCCAGGCCTTGAGCGAGTGCGAGCCGATGAGCTCCCTCGAGAAGCCCTTGCGCTTCCAGTCGAAGTCGCGGATGTGCGGCCACGCGAGGCGGGCGCACACCAAGGTGTCCCTCAGTGCTGCGTTGGTCTCGAACTCCGGGTGGCAGGCGAACAGCGCCTGGAGGTCGTAGGCAATGATGTTGTGCCCGACGAGCACCTTCGCCTTCGACAGCGCACGCAGGCCATCCCGCAGGTTGCCGGCCTCGTGGCTGTAGCGCCTCTGCTCGCCATCGCCATCGATGGTGCAGATGCAGTGGATGACGGTGGGCTCGAGGCCATCGGTCTCGAGATCGAAGAACAGTACCTGCTGGGGATCGCGCACTAGAAGGGGACCTCTACCTCGTTGTCTTGCTTGGGTTCGAACTCGGGCTCCACCTCGGTGTGCCGACCAGTAGCCGGGTCCCACCGGAGATGGGTTGCGACACCAAGCTCCCCGCTGAACCTGTTCTTCAGGACTCGAACGGTGGTGAGGTTGGAGTCCTCACCCATGGTGTCGCGGCTCAGTGCAACGCACGCATCACTGAGCTGGGAGATGGCCTGCGAGCCACGAAGGTGGGACAGCTCGATGTCTCCCCCCCGCTCTGCACTGCGTCCCTCGACGCGGCGCAGATGGGATACCAACACCATCCCGACCCCCGTGGCTTCGCAGACCTGGGAGCGCAGCGCCGTCATGACGTTGTCGATGAGGCGCCGCTCGTCACCATCGCCCCATCCGCTGACGAGGATCGACAGGTGATCGATGAACAGAACGTCCACCCGCTCGGCCACCCGCAGGTAGCGGCAGCGAGCCAGTAGGTTCTCGCTGCTCATGGAGCCGAAGTGGTTGTAGACGAAGAGCCGGTCGCGGAGCTCCCGGTCGAAGACCTCCTTGATCTCCTCGTCGGAGACGCCGCTGCGGTCGAGGTGCAGAGGCTTCTCCATGAAGAGCCCCAGCAGCGACAGCCCGGTGCGAGCCAGGCCCTCCTCAAGCGCGATGTATCCCACGCGCAGGCCTGAGCGCAGCAGGTGAACTGCGAGGCTGCGGCAGAACTGGGACTTGCCGACGCCTGTGCCGGCGCAGATGGTCACCAGTTCACCCGCGCGGATCCCGTGCAGCATCTCGTTCATGCCAGCCCACGGGTAGGGCGCCAGGCTCTCGGCACCACGGTCCTCGAGGATCGCCTCGAGCAGATCGTCTCCAGCCACGATGCCGTCGGGCCGGTAGGGCTTGGCCTCCCAGAAGGCCTGCACCAGTTCCTCTTGCAGCCCCTTGGAGCAGGCGTCACAGACATCGTTGGCGCCCTCGGGCACCAGCATCAGGCGACAGCGTCCTGGCGTGAACAGGCCGGCGATCTCCTCGGCTGCCTTCTGCCCAGCCTCGTCCCGGTCCATGCACACCAGCACCTCCTCGAAGGTCTCGAAGAAGGCGATGTCTCGAGCGACTGCCTTGGCACCACCGGCAGCACCGGAGGGCAAGGACACCGCTGGATACCGGGGGAAGATGTCGAGCCACTTCAGGCAGTCGGTCTCGCCTTCGAAGATGACGATCCGCCGGCCACCGGGCTTGTACCTGTGGAGCTGCCAGCAGCTCAGGTGCCCACCATTGCCAATGATGCTGAACCGCTTGTCGGCGGTCTTGACCTTCTGCGCGACGAGCTCCCCCTTCTCGTTGCGGTAGTCCGCCACCTGCACGGTGGCGCCGTTGACCTGGGCCACCCCATAGCCAGCCATGCGGCAGGTGCTGGCCTTGATCCCTCTGCCTGCCAGTGGCGCGGGGGCATGCGCGAGGAACCCTTCGGGCGTAGGCTCGGACTCGACGGCCACCTCGTTGTCGCCAGCGAAGTACTTCTGGCAGGAGAAGCAGTAGCCGTGCCCATCGTCGTAACGGGCAAGCGCATCGGAGGAGCCGCATGCCTCGCAGGGCTCATGGGCGACGAAGCCCGACTGGTCCTCTACTCCCAGCAAGTCAGCACCTCCATCTCGATGCGACCTTCCTCGCCCGGCTCTGCCCACATCTTGCTCGAGTGGCTGTGGACGATCTGGCTGTCATCGCCCCAGAGCTGGGCGTAGGTGCAGCGGTCCCAGAAGCCCTTCTCGAAGTTGTCGATGTCGCCCTTGGGGTGACTCAGCTTCGTGGTCTTCGGGCGCTTGCAGATGAACCTGCTGGTGACGGCCAAAGGACCGAGGAGGGGAGAGGTAACTCCAGCCGCCACCAACAGGTTCGGAAGCACTGCGTCCACGGCCTCACGCCACGCCTTGTACTTAGGCGGGTAGTACGTCCAACCCTTGCGCGTCACTCGGGGGCGCGGCGCGGGGATCGGATTGACCGGGACGATCAGCTCCATCAGAAGTCGTAGTCGGACGCAGCCGGGGTGAACGACTCAGCGACGAAGCCATCGGTGGGGGAGAAGCCGAAGTCGGACGCCTCCTGGGATCCACCGCCAGCCCCCGGCTCGCGCAGCTCGATGATCTGCACGGCGCTCAGGAGCAAGGTCAGGTTGGCGACACCACTCGCGGTGTAGCCGTAGAAGCTGCCGGCCAGCTTGGCCTTGGTGCCGAAGCCGATGGGGGGCACCTCGCTCAGGTACTGGCCCTGAGCGTCGAAGATCTTGGGGCCGGCGGCTTGGAAGGTGCCGTCCTTCTGCGCCCGGTAGGCCTTGGTGCTGGTCTTGAAGATCGCGTCACCAGGCTCGAGCGAGTCGAGCATCTTGCTCGCGCTCTCTCCAATGTCATCCCACCGCTCGGTGTCGGCAGTCAGCCACTGGATGTTCTTCTTGACCTTCCGCGGCTTCTTGCCGGTGGCCGTCTTGACCACGTTGATCCACTCCTCGAACTTGGCCTCGACGGCCTCGAGGAAGTCTGCTGCGGCCTCGCCGGTCAGCAGGATGGACGCCTTGTACTTCTGCTTCTCCTGTTCAGGAGTGAACTTGGTGTCCGGTTCGTTGAGGTACAGGGGAGCAACGAGCTTGCCCTCCCCAGTGACGAATGAGCCCAGGGCCCTACGCAGGTCTGCCATGTGTGTCTAGTTGAAGAAGTAAAGTGAGTCCCGCACGCACGCGGGGTCGAGGTCCCCGTAGGTGGGGAGCTCAGGGAGAGAAACATCAGGCGGAAGGAACGCCTCCACCTCTGCTTTGAACTCAGCCAGCAGGTCCCGGCTGAAGATGTCTGCCGCTGCGTGGCGGATGCTCAGGCTCAGGGCCTCGGCATCAGCAGCCACCGTCGCGAAGCTGTCATGGACAACGGCGAAGCTGGTGACGCCGCAACGCTTTGCCTCGAGGATGGTCTTGAACATCAGCGCCGCGTCGGTGCTGTGGACCCAGTTCGGCGCGAGGCCGTTGACCATCTTCCGCCCGTCGATCTTGTCGGTCTCCTCGCGGATCTTGTGCTGGCGGACGGTGTCCCCGATCTTGGTCTTGATCGACCTCGAGCGGTACTTGCGGTAGTCCTGCTTGACCGGGTAGCCGATGGCCGTGGTCCAGCGCACCGGGAGGTCATGCTCGACGCAGATGCGGGCGACCTGACCGAACCAGTCCATGGCCTGCTGGGCGCCGGCGATCACCTGATCCATCGCCTCCCAGATCTTCTTGGCCAAGTACAGGCAGGCGCGGAAGTCGTTGCTGACCGGCAGGAACTTCTCGGTGCCCGCCTTCTTCACCGCCCACTCGCGGACGTACCCCATGCCGCTAAAGAGCTGCGCGTTGTAGACCCGCGTCATGCAGATGCGCTTGGCACCGCTGCGGTCCATGCCGAACTCCAGCCACATGCGAGCCATCTCGGAGTCCTCGGCCTCGAGGAGCTCGGTCACCTTGTCGGCCACCCGCTGATAGAGATCCTGCGGCTGCTTGCTGGGGGTGACGTTGGTGGCCTCTGCCCCGACAGGGTCCCGCAGTGCCAGCGACAGGATCTGCACGCCCGACTGGGTGGCGTCGAGGGCCACGGGCAGCGTGGAGACAAAGGTGTCCCCCTGTTGCTTCCACTGGTAGTACTCGCGGCAGAAGGCCAGGAACTGCCACGGCTCGTCGGCCTCCTGCCACTGCTGGTAGCCGTAGGGGTCTTCGCCAATGGCCTCGATCAGCCACTCCTTCTCGTCTACCCAGGCCACGCGCTCGTCGAACGACTGCTTCGACATGCCCCAGCAGTTGGCACCGTGGATCTTCAGCCAGCGGATGTGGTCCGGGTGCGACAGGCGCTTGCCCTCGGAGAACCGCAGGCACGCCTTGACGTAGTCCGGTCCCTGCGGGTGCAGGTGGAAGCTGGTGGCGTAGCACCTCGAGCGCCAGTCGAGCTGCGCCACGAAGTACATCGGCTTGTCGCGGTAGTCATCCGCGAGCTGGAGCACCTTGGTCATCATGAGGCGCGTGGCCAAGGTGCGAGCGTTCGCGTCGTAGACAGCAGCAGCCTCACGGCGCCACGCCTTGCGAGCCTCCTTGTTCTCATCGATGTCCACCGGCTTCGGCGGCACCTCGAGGTTCTCCTTGGTCGGCAGGCCGGCGACGGTCCGGTTGCTCTCCCAGAAGTCCTTCAGCACGTTGAGCACCCAGCCGTTCACCCGGAAGGGCGTGCGCTGGATCGTGTTCACCGCCTCGTACAGCTCAGGCATGTCGGCGTGCTCGAGCTCGTCGAGGTAGCGACGGTCCCAAGACTTCACCAGTGCGCGCCGGTGCAGCACGTTGGTGTGGAAGCCTCCCTGGAAGGGCGTGCGCCAGTCGTGGGGGGGCTCGACGCACGGAAGGTAGATCGGCGTCAGAAGCTGGTTGCGGGCGTGAGACTCCTCCAGCCACCGAAGTGTCTTGTCGGTCGCGCAGACCTCGCTCCTGGTCTTGTTGAAGATCGTGCGCCGGGTGACAACCTCGACCAGGCCGGTGCTCTTGCACAGCAGCTCGATGCACACGGTGCCCACCTGCATCTTGTCTGCGTTCGGCCACCGCTGGAACGAGTGCTGCATCCGGTTCATCGTGGCGACGACGTTCCGGCGCTTAACCTGATAGCCCATGTACTCCTGCACACGGGCCTTGAGCCTCGACCACACCTGCGGATCAGTGTCCGCCAGCGTGATGTAGCGCACCTCGTCCTCAATCATGCCGGCGACCTGCATCGCGCAGCGGGTGAACGTCTTGCGATGGCTCACCGCGTCGAGGATCGTCCGCGCCACCAGCGCAGCCGTGAGGTCACAGGGGAGGAGCTCCAGGTACTGCACCGCGCGGTGGTTCATCCCCGGCCGGCTCTTGGCCAGCTTCATCCAAGACTCCAGCTCGTCCGACAGAAGGCCGACTGCGTTCTGAAGCAGCCACTGCCCCGCCGGCGTAGTGGTTTCGAGGTGGTGCTCCTCGGCCTTCTTGCGGCGCGACTCGTATCGCTCCTGGCCAAGGCGCGCCATCTGCGCCTCAAGGTCAGCTTGGCTACCCATTGGCAGAGCCTCCCGCAGCTTGTCTCTTCAAGAAGTCGTGCAGACCACCAGTCTGCTTCGGGTCACCACGGAACCAGCCCGTGCCGTCCACTGACTCGACGCCAAGGTCAAGGCACTGAGCAAGCCGCATCGGGCTGTTGACTCGGCCAACGTGAACGCGCGGGTGAGTGGCGCACCAGTCGGCCAACGACTCCCACTTCCACGGCGTCGATCCGCCGATAAAGAGCACATCCGGTGCGACCTCAAGGCTCGCCACAGACTCTGGAGTCATCCCGTCTTGGCAAGCCAGTGCAAGGTTCCAGCCAGTGCGTTGGCGCAACGGAGCAGCTCGCTCGCACCACATCGCAAAGGTCTCGTCGGCGCTGCCCACGACATCAGGCACCACGATCCACAGAGGCTGCGTGTCCTTGGTCTCAGCCCAGGTGATCAGCGCATCGAACGCTTCCCAGTCGAAGGGTCGGTCGTTCTTGAAGGCACCGTAGGCGCCGTTGTCGAGTGCGTAGGGGAGGTGGGGGTAAGGGCCACGCTGCCCGCCAGGCGCGTAGAGGTGACCAAGGCCACCGTAGGCGCCTTGCCAGTAGTGCACCTCTGCTTTGCAGTTGTTCGACGGCATGACCATCATCGGAGGCCC